ATATATCATTGACTGGAGGAGCGGATTCTCCTACACAAGATAGTGATCGAATAAATGGTTATAGTTATTTTACAAATAAAGAAGCTGTGGACATTTCATTAGTGTTTACTTCGGATCACAGTATAACTGTTCAACAATATGTAATTGATAATATTGTTAATTCTCGTAAAGATTGTATTGCATTTATTTCTCCACCATCAGCCAACGTTATTAACCAAAATGGTAATGAAACAACAAACATTGTAAATTGGGCGACAAGTTTAAATCGTTCTTCTTCTTATGTTGTTGCAGATTCGGGTTACAAATATATGTTTGATAAGTACAATAACACATATCGTTGGATACCTTTGAACGGTGATATTGCTGGACTTTGTGTTAATACTGATAATGTTAGAGATCCTTGGTTTTCGCCGGCTGGTTTAAACCGGGGCCAAATTAAAAATGCAGTCAAATTGGCATGGAATCCAAACAAAACTCAAAGAGATACATTATATTCATCTGGTATTAATCCTGTTGTATCATTCCCTGGTCAAGGTATTGTTTTATATGGTGACAAAACGTTACAGGTAAAACCATCCGCTTTTGATCGTATTAATGTTCGTAGATTGTTTATTGTATTAGAAAAAACAATTGCTCAAGCAGCACAGTATTCATTGTTTGAATTTAATGATGAGTTTACTCGTGCTCAGTTTGTGGCATTAGTAACTCCGTTCTTACGAGATGTTCAAGGGCGCCGTGGCATCTATGACTTCCGTGTTGTTTGTGATACAACAAATAATACACCACAGGTTATTGATTCTAATCAGTTTGTTGGTGACATCTACATCAAGCCTGCTCGGTCAATCAACTTTATTCAGTTAAATTTTGTAGCAGTAAGAACTGGTGTTGATTTTACAACAATCGTTGGTACAGCTTAATAAATAACCACGATATAGGAGAAAACAAATGGCATTCAATGTAGCAGAATTTAGAGCAAATATGATTGGTGACGGAGCCCGTCCAAATCTATTTCAAGTTACTCTGACTTTTCCAACAATTGCAACAAATAGCACTGCTGCTGGACAAAAAACAACATTTATGGCAAAATCGGCACAGTTACCAGGTTCTACCGTAGGTACTGTGCCTGTATTTTATTTTGGCCGTGAACTGAAGTTTGCTGGTAACCGTACATTTACCGATTGGACATTACAGATTATCAATGATGAGGACTTTGTAGTTCGCAACGCACTCGAATCATGGATGAACGCAATTAATAGTCACACAAGCAATGTACGTAATACTGCGGCAATTAACCCAACAGGTTATACCGTAGATGCTGTTGTTACACAGTACGGAAAAACAGGTAATGAATTGAAATCTTATAAGTTTGTAGGTTTATTCCCACTTGATATTGCCCCAATTGATTTAGATTGGGGTTCGAATGATGTGATTGAAGAATATTCGACCACATTCGCTTTCCAATATTGGGAATCAAATACTACAACTTAATATGTTTTTGTTTGAGGGACTTCGGTCCCTCATTTATGTTTAATTGAATTGGAATAATACAATATATGGCAACTAATAAATTCTCACTCTTTGGTTTTGAGATTGCTCGGAGAAAAACCGAGGATGAAAAATCTGCACAACCATCCTTTACACCACCTTCTAATGAAGATGGTGCATTAACCATTTCTTCGGCCGCATATTATGGCACATATGTTGACTTGGATGGTACGGCTAAGAATGAAGTAGAACTTATCTCTCGTTATCGTGAGATGGCCATGCAACCAGAGATTGAATCGGCTATCGATGATATTATGAATGAAGCCATCGTGCAAGATGATGATGGCAAAATTATTGAGATTGTGTTGGATGATTTAGACCAACCAGAGAAAATTAAAAAAGCAATTAAAGATGAGTTTCATACCATATTGCGTTTACTTAATTATAAGCATATGGCGCAAGACATCTTCCGCCGTTATTATATTGACGGTAGGTTATATTATAATGTGCTTATAGATAAAGAAAATCCAATTGCTGGTATTAAAGAATTACGATATATTGATCCACGCAAACTTCGTAAAGTGCGTGAGATTAAAAAGAAAAAAGATGAAAGAACAGGCGCAGAGATTATAGATGTATATAATGAATATTATATTTACAATGATAAAGTAGTAACTGGTTCTTCTTCTAATTATGGTCCTGTTGGTGTTCGTATTACACTAGATTCTATTGTTTCGGTTGTTTCTGGTTTAATGGACTCTCGCCGTGCTGTTGTGTTGTCATATCTACACAAAGCAATTAAGCCACTCAATCAATTAAGAATGATTGAAGATGCCACAGTTATCTATCGTATCTCACGAGCACCTGAGCGCCGTATTTTTTACATTGACGTAGGTAATTTACCTAAATTAAAGGCCGAACAATATCTGCGTGATATTATGGTCAAGTATAAGAACAAGTTGGTTTATGATGCACAGACTGGTGAAGTCCGTGATGACCGTAAATTCTTGTCAATGATGGAAGATTTTTGGTTGCCACGCCGTGAAGGCGGTAAAGGTACCGAGATTACTACATTGCCTGGTGGTCAAAACTTAGGTGAATTAGAAGATGTTAAATACTTTCAAAAGAAATTATATAACTCATTAAGTGTACCTATTTCTCGTTTAGAACCAAATCAAGGTTTCTCTATTGGTCGTGTTGCAGAAGTTACTCGTGATGAATTAAAGTTTGCAAAGTTTGTTGACCGTTTGCGTAACAAGTTTTCTGATATCTTTAATCAGGCACTCCGTGTGCAATGTGTATTAAAAGGTATCTGTACCGCTGATGAGTGGGACCAGTTTAAAGAACATATCTATTATGATTTCATTAAAGATAATAACTTTAGTGAACTCAAAGATGCTGAGTTGATGAGAGAAAGATTATCTCTTTTGTCCGCTGTAGATCCATACACAGGTCGTTATTTTTCACAAGTATGGATTCAACGCAATGTATTGCGATTGACAGATGACCAGATTAAAGAAATGCAAGACGAAATTGATGAAGAAAAAGAAGCGGGTCTTGGATTACCAGTTGGTGTTACAAATGATGTGGCACAAGCACAGATGGTAGGTGATGTTCAGGCAGACCAACAAGCCGCTTTAGCAACACATCAAAATGAGTTGCAACAAGCTCAAGATATGGGTGCACAACAAGAACAGAAATCAGTAGGTACGTTTGTTAAATTGAAACAGATATTATAAATATTTAAATTGGAGATAAAATGGCAGATACAAGACAAATTATAGACTACGCAGCACAAGATAATGCTAAAGAAATGCGTGACGCATTATATTCTGATATCCACGACCGAGTAATGGGTCATATTGATATGAAAAAACAAGAGATTGCAGTAAATCTAATTAAACAACCAGAACAAGAAGAACAGGAATCATCAGTTGAAAACACTTAAAGAATTTCGCTCTTTGAATGAAAAGGAAGACCATGGTATGCCTATGGATCCTCCTGCTGTTTTGATTATGAAACGCAAATCAATTCGCCAGTTTCCTGGTAATCAGAGAGTGGCTCTTTACTATGTGGATAAGATTAATAAATATGTCACCGTACCATATACAGCCATGCAATGGTCATCAACAGGTAGTATGGACGAAGAAATAGAAACCGAACAGGAATAAAAAATGGCAACGTCAAATAGCACACAAATTTTAGTTGATACAACAAAACGCACCGTAATTAAACGAGTTGGCATTTTTGATGCCGCTGGCGGAAATGAAGCCTTAACAGTTGTTATTGACCCACGAGCTCTGTCTGGTGCGTTAAATGCTAATAACTTACCTTATCAAACAGGTAATACAACTGCTCCTGGTTTTGCTAATTCTGCATTTACAATTTCTCGTGTTGTTTATAATGTTGATGCAGAAGTTGGTCACCTACAATTAAAATGGCAAGGCACAACATCTGATGCCACAATTTTTGCATTAGGTGTTGGTGCTGGTGATACAAATCCACAATATCAATTACCTGCAATACCAAACAATGCTGTTGGTCCTACAGGTAACGTAACCATTACAACCGCTGGTACAACCGGTAATGCTGCCTACACATTAATTATCGAATTACACAAGAACAACCAATATTATAGTTCTGGCCAATTTACTGATCCAGCTGCATTTAACTATCCTCCTTATGGTGTAACACCGTAATGAGAGATTTTGTTTCTAAACTATTACAAGATAAAATAGTTGAAGCAAAAGAAGTTTTGAATCAACGCATACAAAACTTGGTTAACGAAAAATTAAACCAAGTTAAGATGCGTATTACAGCTGAGATGTATGATGATTTTGAAATTGAAGTTGAAGAAGAAGAACTATCTGAAGCC